GCAGCCGATATATCGCGGAAGCCAGCGCGTTATTTGGTAATCGTCTCACGGTTTCACCGCCTTTTTAATATCTGATATTATCCCGGCGACATTTGCATCATAGGCCGGCTTCATAAAAGGCCGGGGCATCCGCCGCGGAATCATGGCCCATCTTGTATAGCGGACCAGGCCGCGCGCTACAATACGCAGAACCTTTTTATTTTTAGGCTCCGCGATGGATGTTTTCACGCCGTTCTCAATCAGGTGCGCATGAGGCGCCATAGCCTTCACAAGGCCGGTACAGTTTTTCCGTTTAAAGCTGGTCCTGATAGACCGACGCAGGGAACCGGTATTCCGGGCCACCTTGCGCCTCGCGTCGCTTCCGGTTCGTTTTGTACCGGCTGCGATTGCGTTTTCCACTTTCAAGCGGGTCGCCCCGTCATAAAAGGAGATCTGACGCATCGCCTTATTCAAACTTGTATGGTCAACCTGCGCATAAAAAGTGTATGCCATGCTATGCACCACGCTTCCGGAGCAGTTTCAAACCAAGAATGTCATAATCGGTCTGACTATCGTCGATAGCGATTACTTCATACGTCTTACCGTCCGTACAAACGAGCCTGTCAGCTGTCACTATCCCGGAGTGCTTCCGTACACGCGCCTGCACCTGTTCGACGGACTGCACGCCGCCCTGGATGACCTGCTGGGAGAACTTGGGCACAAGAATCTGTGCCCAGAGTTTTCCAACAGTGCTCCAAACCGACGCATACCCGCCGGATCCGTCCGGTGTTTTAGTTTCACGCATAAGCGTGACCCGATGCCGGAGCTTTCCCAGAACATTAAGTGCCATCCTGATCACCACTTTCCGGATATGCGCCCGACAGTTTAATGTGCGTCAGCATCGCCTGTACCGTGTGAGGCATCTCGATGATATTGGCTGTGGTCGCCGTCCCGCGATTCTCATACCAGTGTGCTACCAGAATCTTTTCGCAAAGGTCGTATATCTTTGAGCCTTCATCTGCTTTCCCGGTCGCATTCGAGATGTACTCGGACGCGGCCTGGATTAGAGCAGATATTAAAGCATCATCTTCCGTTACGTTGGGTTCGACTTTAAGATATACCTTTGCCTCAGCCAACGTGATCATGGTTAGTTACCTCTTAGCCTTCGCCGCCAGCTGCGTTTTCCGCAACCTTTTTCAGCTTGATCAGGCTGGTGGTGTCAACCGGTTTGCCGTCGCACACCAGGATGCTCTTGCGGATGATGTCGTCGGTGTCGTTGTCTTCGTAGGTCCGGATACCAACATTGAAGTTAGTGTTCAGCATGTAATCTTTCATCCTGTACAGGAACGCAAAGATTGCATTTGCATCCGCAGCGCTGAATGCGGGCAGATTGTCGGTCAGGATAACCTGACGGCCCAGCAGGAAGCGTTCCGGAGCGCCGTTAATGCCGTGGTCAACGCGGGCAATCGGGTGACCATTCTGATCCACCATACCAACGAAGCCCATGAAGGTCTGTTTGGCCATTACCCAAACAGCACCGTTTTCATAAGCTACAGGCAGCGCGCCTTCTGCAGCAGTCAGCACACCATAGGACAGCGCAGATACTTCCTGGGTGGTGCCAACGGGAGAAGAACCTACATGCAGGATGCCGGTAGGTTTGCCGGAGCCGTTGCCGCTGATAATAGCAGCTTCCACTGCTTTGGCCATGGCTTCTACAATGTTGTTTACCAGCGCAGCTTCAAATGCGTCAATGGACATGTACTCAGCTTCCAGGGAAACAGATACAGCGCAGCGCAGTTTGAAATGACCGAACACAACAGAGCCAACGGTCTTTTTCTGCTTTTCGCTGCCGGCGCCTTCATTTACCCAGGACGCTACCGGTTTAGTAGCAGAAGTGGGAACATTTACGCCCGGCAGAAAATTGGTGTTGGTAACCAGCGGGATGATGTTACCGTAAGTGGACAGCTGCTCCACAATTTTGTTCATGGTCGGGGTCGGGATGGCCGCACCGATATCACTGGTCAGAGTGTTTGCATTATTGCGCAGTTCTGCGCCCATAACGCCGGTACGTACATAGGTCATGAAGGCCTTGCGATATTCCATGGTAGCCCGCGGATCAGCAACGGGTGCAGATACAGCAGGTTTCGGAATTGCGCGCACTTCCGGAGTGCCGGTTTCACCTTCAGCAGTATTGATGCCATTAGCAACTTCTGCACGGCGGCGCAGTTCAGTTTCTTCTGCTTCCAGTTCCTGCAGTTCTTTTTCCAACGCGGCCAGGTCAACTTTGTCGGTGCCTTCCAGCGCTTTACGGATTTCCATCTTACGTGCTAAGATCTCTTTCAGTCTTTTGTTCATTTTTCGTTCCTCCTTGAACATTTTAATTAGCTTTTTGTACATTTTTTGCAAATTTTGAGCATTAACGTGCTCGTTTTGGGCGTTTTGCCCTTTATGATTGCCGCTCTCCAGCTTTTACTGCTTCACCCTCCGGCGGAGCAGTGGCAATTAAACTCCGGCTCTCCAGCCGGAAAATTTACAGATACGTGCGAAGCAAAAGCTTTTTACGTTCTTCTGCTTCTTTGGCTTTGGCTTCCAGCTCCTGGAAGTATTCCGCGCTGCGCCCTTCTACGGTGGAAATTTCCGTGCCATCATACGCCGGAAAATCAACAACGGCCACATCAAAGATTTTGTCAAACTTGAGGATGGTTCTGGTACAAATCTTTTCTTTATCGTCATATTCCACCTGCTGCTTCTCTACGGTAAAAGCGAAGGACATCTTATCCAGATCACCCCGGCGGATCAGTTCATAAACATCTTTGCCGGTGCTGGTCTGCGCAATATCCGCCCGGATAGACAGCCCGTGTTCATCCGGGGCCAGCGTCAGCGTCTTGTTGCGGGTCCTGGCTAATACCATGGCAATATCCTGGTGGTTATATTTGAAGCACACGTCACTCATGTCCGCGCCTTCAAACGCTTTCGGGTCTACTCTTTCATAATATTTATAGCCGCTGTAATCACTTTCCCAGATCAGCGTGGGCTCATTGAACACAGCCGCATAACCCTGTACCGTCAGCTTGCCTTCCTCATTGGCGCTGTTAAGCTGTGCGGATCTAATTTCCTTCTTGTGTTTCGTCATTGTTATCTCCTTCCTCACCCGTCTGATACTTCGACTGGTCAGATGCTTTGATAAAGTTCAGGCTGACGATCCGTTCGTCGCCATCCGGAACCGGTGCATACCCGAACAGCTCCCTGGCGTCATTGATCGTCAGGATGCCCGCCGGCAGCAACTGCTTCGCAATATTGATCTTGCTGGCCACGGAAATATAGTTCAGCCGGTTCGTCTCGAACATGACCTCATTCCCGAAGCCCTGCTCTCGTTTGGTGAACAGCGCCACCGTAAATGCCTGGCTAAGTTTTACAGCCAGCGGTTCAATTACGCTTTCGTAGAACGCAATGAACTCGGATTCATCATAGGTACCGTTTATCAATTTTTCGGAAACCCCGAAATACTTATAGATGTTATCCCGGGCCAGCGACATCTGGGCCGCGTCGAACGTGGTATTATCCACATGCAGTTCCTTATAATCGCTGGTGTTGTCCATGGGAGCAATGCCGCTGCCGTTCTTCACATCGCTGACAAAGTTACCCACGAACTCTTCAAAATGCCGTTTCATGTCTTCCGGGCGTAAAGTCTGCAGGAACTTCACGATACCACGCAGCCGGCCGTAGTTTTTCACCACGTTCACGATGGAAGCCTTCACCGCCTTCAGCAGTGTCAGGTCTTCCACCAGTATCCTGGCTTCCGAATCCCCGAACATCTCGTTCCGGTTATAGTGCCGCCGGACGTGCACGATATCCTCATAAGGTACCGTGGTTTGCAGTCCCACACCAAATGTGAATTTCGCGTACAGCACGCCCTGACGGTCTTCGTACAAGCTCACCTGGGAAAAATCCAGCGGCCATAACGCCACCACGTCAGACATCAGGTCACGCTGGATGTAGACGAACAGGTTATTCGTCGTAAAATACTGGTTCACTAATTTTTCAATAAATTCCGCGCTGGTCATCAGCGGGTTAGGCTGAACCGATAACAGGTAATTTAACCCGTCATCCAGCACACGCGTAACCTTGCCCTCTCTTTTGACAATGTGGCGCGGATTTAATTTGCTTGCGTGTCGGGCAATGGTGTCCACGCAGGAGCGCACCGTCGCGTCATCATAAGCCGCGCCACTG